AGCTGGAGCTTTCCCGTGAACAGCTTGTCGCCAAGGGCGCAGAGTTCCCGCGCGTTCTCATCCGACATGGATCAGCCACCGAGCACCGAAGCGCCGCGCGTCATCGCTGGCGCGGAGTAGTCACCAAGGCGGGCCTCTCCCGTGGACGAAAGCCGGGTGCTCTCGCGGCCGCTGCTCTGGGCAAGTTTCGCATACTCTTTCCGCTTGGCGAGGCGCGCGGCTTCATCGTCCTGGCGCGGCAGCGGGTCGGGCGACTCCGGCGCTGGGACTTTCGGCTTGGAAAACAGCGAAGACACTGGTATTCTCCCATGTGGGTTGCACAGAACGGAGGATGCGCCTTGACCCTCAATCCCGGCGATAAATTCAACATGCTCACTGTTGTCGCAAAGACAGATCGGAAATGCTCAGGAAAGCATCTCTACGAATGCCGTTGCGACTGCGGAAATTTCTCTTATGTGCTGCGTGCTGCACTGGTGAAGGGAGCGACCAAGTCGTGCGGCTGTCTTGTCGGACAGAAGCGCATCTCTGTCGGGCAACGCTTCGGACGCCTTGTTGTGCTTGAGCGCCTGCCCGCACGCAGCGGCAAAACAATCTACCGGTGCCAGTGTGATTGCGGGAACATATCAGAGCACCAGAGCGCCAACCTCAACAACGGCAACGCCAACTCCTGCGGGTGCTACAGACGTGAGCGGGTCAGCGAGGCCAAGCGCAAACATGGACAGGGACACCCAGAGCGAAAGACTGTCTTGTACAAGACATGGGCCTCAATGCGCGCGCGTTGCTCCAATCCAAAGGATCACCGATACCGGTGGTATGGAGCTAAGGGTGTCTACGTCTGCAATCGCTGGGATGACTTTTCCAACTTCGCCGCAGACATGGGCGAGCGCCCTAGCCCAAAACACTCCATCGACCGCTACCCTGATCCAGCCGGACCGTATAGCCCAGAAAACACCCGTTGGGCGACGGCCAAAGAACAGGCCAACAACAAAAGACCGCGAGAAAAAAAAGCGGTCTAACCCTGCTCCCCGCCACCGCCGTTAAACTGGCGTTGCGCTCTCTCATGAGCGCGGGTGATGCGGGAGGAACGGTTCGGGTTGTAGGACATGGTAGACATGGGGCGCGACCGGATGTCGCCACGAGCAACGGCCTTGTTGCCGTATGCCCAGCACATCACGACAGCATCGCCCTTGTCAGGCGAGCGGCCGAGGCGAGCGCGAATGTCTTGCTTGCTCTCAATGAGGATCTGACCGCGACGCTCAAGAGCACGAGCGAGGATCATCGGCGTGGCGAGATCGGAGCGTAACTCCGCGTCAGGCGGCAGGGCAATGCGCGATCCGCCCTCTTGCGTCGGGTCTAACGCCTCGCGGAAGCGCCACCACACCTCAGCGCGGGCATTCGCGAAGGGCAGATGGCTGTCCAGCGTCTTCACCTGCGACGACGACGCGCCGTTGAAGTCGAAATGGGTGACCTCATTGTCAGCAAATCGCGCCTTTGCGCCGCTGGCGTAGCCGCCGCCGACATCGACGACGACCGGAGCGCGGTCGCGGCGAATGCGCATGAGCTTCGCGAGACCTACAGTCGGGTCGCCAGTCTCGCCTTGCTCTGTCTCAACCGGCCCGTACCATGCGTCATGACGATAGGCGATGGCCGCGCGATCCTTGCCGCCGCCGCATGGGTCGAAGCCCATGGCTGTCATCAGGCTGTCTTTCCATCCGTCTGGCTGCCAGCGCGCTTGAGCGGCGACGATCCAGTCGGTTGGGATGACCTGAAACTCGCTGTCCTTGCGCACTGCCATGAAGTTGCCGTCACGGACAGCACTGCGAAGCGGCTCGGGTAATGCGTCAAGCTGGGCTTGATAGCCCGTGTTGATCAGGTAAGGGTTGTCGCGCAAGGCCGCAGGAATGAAGCTGCGAGACTGCGGTGTTAGAGTGCGCCCGTCTAACTCGACAAGGCCAGAGCCTTCAACCTCTAGATCCGAGCCATCGGGGGCCGTTACGAACCATCGAAGTTCGCCCGGCTGCGCAGGCTTCGGATGCGTGATGTCCAGCCAGGGGCGGAACATCTTGATGAGCCAATCGCCAGTCGCGTCAAGTGGCGGGTTCGAACCGAGCACCGCGCGAACACGCTGCCCCGGCTCCGTCGAGCGCAGCCACCCGAGGTGAAAGCGGATCTGCTGCTCAAGGAATTGACAGGCTTCATCAAAATATTTGTAGTCGAAAGCGTGGCCCTGCCAAGCCTGCTCATCGCCTAGATGCTGGTTCGCGCCGAACTGGATATAGCGCCCGTCTTCAGTGCGCAGGAGCGGAGGAGGCGAGCCATTGAAGCCCGTCCGCGTCCCGTTGATCGCGATGGCGCGCTCTGTTAGGGCCGAGAGATTGGCGTATTGACGGCGCAGGATGAGCGAGCGCTTGTGAGCGGTGAACGCGAGGCCAAGGCCCATATCGCTCTTCCCGCCACCTCCGGCCCCGCCATATAGCAGGATATCAGCGGGGGAATAGTAAGCTTGCGTCTGCGGTCCTGGGCTCGGCAGCCACTTCATGTGGCCGTTGTCTTTGATCGCCTCGGCGACGATCTCCTGCTTCTCCTCAGGCGTCATCGCCCCGAATGCGGCGAGGATGTCACTCAGGCTTGGAGACTGGATCTGCATCGGCTTTCTGGGCGGTCAGCTTCGACATGGCCTTGCCGAGCATGAGCGCGACACGCTGTGCCTTCTCAATGTCGCTCATCTCTGTCACGTCGCGGGTCTCGATTGCGCCGCCGTCCTTGCCCGTGTGTTCCATCTGGGCAGCGTCGCGATAGTCCTCGCGAAAGCGGTTCTTCATTTGGAAGATGTACGCCGTCGCATTGAAGCCCTGCCGAAGCATGTTGACTTGGCCAGTTTCCTCCCACCAAGCGAGGGACAGATCGCAGGCAGCTTTTATGGCGTCAGAAAAACTTGTGTTAGACTTTGACCATTCGTTGAAGGTTTCGCGGCTGATGCCAATGGCCGCAGCCATCTGGGCACGGCTCTTACCTTGAGCGCCGAGTTCAAGGATGATGTCGCAAAACGCGGGATCGTATTTCGTCGGGCGTCCAACCTTCGCCTTCTTCACTGGCGGGGACAGTGGCGACGCTTCAGGCTCCAATGCCTCACCTTTTGCACGCCTTTCCGCTCTATCTGCGGCGGCTTTTGCTGGTGACTTTACCCTTGGCATTTGGATTCCTGGAAAATAGGGATTGACATATGTGGTCTGCTAGACCATATTGGGTTTATCGGAACACGATGGAGACGAAGACAATGGAACAGATGATCGAAACACTGCGGAAGGGATACGGCAAGCATGATCGCATGGCCCCGGAGGGCAAAGCTTACAAAGGCATCTGCGATCTTCTTGACCGTTCGGATGACGAGACGCTGAAGACAGTTTACCGCGCAAACATCAAGTTCGTGTCGGCGCTGGCCTTCAACAGAATGATCCGCCGTGGAATCCACGAGGCGCGCTAAGCGCCTCTACTACTCTTAGAGGAGATGAGACGGTGAAGGTCACTTACCAATCAGACTGCTACCATCCCAACGCCGTGACGAAGCGCTATGTCCGCTACAGCCCCGATGGCGTCTTCAGCTTTTGCGAAGTTGGGCAAGATCGCCGCTATGACATTCGGCAGGGCACAGTCGATGCCGCAGAACTTCCCGAAAGCGTGGTTGCTGCGGCAATTGAGAACGAAAAGGTGTCGATGCTTTATGTTGAGTGGCCGCTGTGATCGACTGGGACGCCCCATTCCCTGAAGTCCTCCGCGCTTGGATGAAGGCGCGGGGGCTTACTGCTAAAGCCGCAGCTCATAAGCTTGAGGTTAGCGACGAAACTCTCAAAGGCTGGCTGTACCGAAAGAGCGGGCGGGAATGCATTTACCCTGAGGCTTTTAAGAAGCTGATGAAGATGGCCGGGGGCTAGTTCCCCGGCTTTTTCTTTTGGGCGCGGGCTTAGTTCTGTCGAGCTAGGCCGCGGGTGCGATTTTCTTCTGGGTGAGCTTCGCTCCACTTCCGCGAGCGTTCAGCGCCTGTCGATGTTAACGACGGCGGCTGGCTTGGCTCTGGGGATGTGGCGTTATTAACTTTGGGCTGGACTGCGAATTTGCGTTCGCGCATGACGCGAAGTGCGTCGGACTTGGGCGACTTGCTCATGAATGGCGAAGGCCCCTGCGACGATAACGCGGTAGAATCCGCATCTTAGGCTTTACCATGCCGATGTCTCTTGGGATGTCAAGCTTTATTTTCAAGGTTTGTGAATTAATTTCTGGAGGCCACGTAGATCGCGTCTGCCTCGACAGCCAAGGCGGCGGATGCAACGGCGCATATCGCAGCGAAAGTCCGCTCTCCATCGGCGAGAAGAATGACCGCGCCTAACGCCGTGGCAACGATGAGGGCGAGCCGAGCGCCGAAGAACAGCGCCATCGCGAGGTCGGTCATGCTTGGTGCCGGAGGGCGGCGCCGCGCCGCATGGTCTTGATGCGAGGCAAAGCGTTGTGAACGGCTGCCTCATCGACGCGGAGATGAGCGGCGATCCAGTATGTGTCCATGCCTCTATGCCAATGGTAGGCTGCCGCGAGGCATTGGGATGTGTCTAGGGCGGGGATTGGCTTATGAGGCTGGCTGT